TTTAGCAGGGCTTGGCCTTATACAGGTGACACAAAGGTTTCGCCCGGAAGGTGGCAAGACTTCTAATAGCTACCAGTTACTTCTCAAGAGTTCCCAGGACTTCCATACCGATGCGCAAAATCTGCGCATACCTACTGCAAAAACTGCGCATGGGGATACGCAAAATCTGCGCATGAATAACCTTGGAATAAATAACCTTGGAATAGAAGATAATATATTGGTCGAAAAGTTTGATGATTTTTATAAAACCTTTCCAAGAAAGACGGCAAAAGGATCGGCAAGAAAGGCTTGGACAGTTGCAGTTGCAAAGACCGACCCTGATGTTATTATTTCCAAAGCCGCTTTGTTTGCGGCAAGTGTAGATGGCAAAGACAAAAAGTTTATCCCGCATCCAGCTACATGGTTAAATCAAGAAAGATGGGATGATGAAATATTCGCTCAAGCAGACAGCGAACAAGATCAACAGAACTTAGTGCATAAGATATTTGCAGAAATGGTAAAGCCAAATGCGTGATGAACAGATACAGGAACTAACACTTAAACTTCTTAGCCGCCTTAACCCACCACGGGCGCTGACAGGCCAAGCACAAGCAATCAAAGATGAAGCAACCTTCCTTTCCAAGTGTATAAACAAGGTAGCTCCAAGCTACAATTTGACTGATTGGTTTGATGAATTTGAAGAGGCGGTGTTGGGTAATTTAGAAACTCGAACATGGCCCACAGCTAAAGAGCTATCGAAAGCGGCGCAGCAAATACGAAAAGCCAAGCCTGTTTTTGCAAATCAAAACAGTGAAAGCGAGTGGCTTTTAAACCCGGTTACAATCAATGCAAAGCGCATCCAAGGCGGTCATCCGGTTTGTGAAACGTGGTTAAGCGGTAAACGGGCGCAGTCTATGCTGGCGACTGGTATGATTACTGATGCTGATCTTAATCGGTACAAAAAAGCGGCAAGGTTGCAAAATGAGCAATTGTATGCTTAAATTCAGATACTGTTCTTCCAGACAGTCTGCTCTGGTCAACTTGTCCTGTTGTTGACCGCCACCTATGACAGAGGGAAATCCTCCCAAAACTTCCCTCTGTCTTTTTATTAGCGCACCCTGAAAAGGACGTAAACTATGAACAAACAAAACTGGCCAGCAGATAAAGTGGAACGCAGAAGCATAGGGAGCATCATACCTTATGCGCGAAATAGTAGAACACACAGCGATGAACAGGTGGCGCAGATAGCCGCCAGCATCAATGAGTGGGGTTTTACCAATCCTATATTAATCGACATCGATGGCGAAATTATTGCTGGGCATGGCAGACTTCTCGCTGCGCAAAAGCTAGGTTTGAAAGATGTTCCGTGTATTACCGCTGTTGGGTGGTCTGACGCCCAAAAGAAAGCCTATGTTATTGCCGACAACAAGCTGGCGCTAAATGCTGGGTGGGACAACGATATGCTTGCCGTAGAATTTGGCGAGTTAAAAGAACTTGATTTTAATTTAGACCTTATTGGATTTGACCCTGACGAGCTTGCCAGCATCCTTAAGGAGCCTGAAACCGAAGGATTAACAGACGAGGACGCTGTGCCAGAAGTGCCGGAGGTTCCTGTTACGGTCGAGGGCGATGTTTGGCTTCTTGGTCGGCATCGGTTGATGTGCGGGGATAGCACCAGCATTGATGCGGTGGATAAGATGATGCCAGAAACTGCTAATATGATATTTACAGACCCGCCGTACCTTATGGATTTCACGGGTGGCATTCATGCTGATGGAAGCAAGTCTTTCAACGCAAAGCACGGCGCAATCAAAAATGACAAAATGTCGAAGCAGGATGGGGATGATTTCCTTGATGGAATAAACACTGTAATTAAGGCAAAGGTTGATGGTGCTTTTTACATCACGTTTTACAGGCTTGGCATAGCGCAGTACTATTCCAGTTTTGAGCGCGTTGGCCTGAAATGCCGTTCTTTAGTTATTTGGGACAAGGGAAATCACACTTTAAGCAATAGCGATTACATGAGCATGTATGAGCCTATCTTTTACGGATGGGTCAATAACCACAAGTTTTATGGTGGAAAAAACGGGATGGACATATGGCGCATCCCACGCACATCTAAAAACGACCTTCATCCTACAATGAAACCTGTCTCCCTCTGCGATAAAGCCATTGAAGATGGAAGCCAAGTGAACGGAATTGTTCTTGATTTATTTGGTGGTAGTGGTTCAACTTTAATCGCTTGTGAAAAGTCTAATCGTGTTTGCCGAATGATGGAACTCGACCCAAAATATTGCGATGTCATCATCAAACGCTGGCAAGAGTTCACAGGCAAGTCAGCGGTAAATGAACAAAGCGAACAGACCTTTGCAGAAATGCAAGAGTCTCGCGGCACTGGTGGGTGAGGTAAACTGTAATGATGCAGAGCCTCAAGGAAGCCCCGTCAGTGCCGCAAAAACAATCTAAGAGTATGTCACTGGTAGAAGCGACAACAAACGTGCTTATCGGTTATATAATCGCAACGGCAGCAACCTACGTCATACTGCCACTGCATGGGTACAGCGTAACAACAACAGACGCTTTGTCTATATCGCTTGCCTTTACTGCAATATCACTTGCCCGGTCTTATCTTTTAAGAAGGGTTTTCAATAGGTTGTAATATGACAGAGAAAAACAAAGGTGGAAGACCATTAATAGTGCTAACCGATGAACAAAGAAGCGAGCTTGAAACCCTAGCCGCTGTTTTAAACGTAGAACAAATTGCGGATTACTTCGGTATAAGTCGCCGCGTTTTCTATGATATTATGGAGCGAGATGAGGAAGTTTCTGCACAGTATAAAAAGGGTAAAGCTAAAGCCGTTGGTTTTGTTGCTCAAAATTTAATTCAGAAAGCCCGGTCCGGTGATTTAGGTGCACAGATATTTTATTTAAAAACTCAAGCTGGTTGGAAAGAAACGCAAAGGCTTGAAGGCGCTGGTAATGACGGCGAACACGTCTTGGCTTATAAGTGGTTGGATGATGGCGACGAGGACGATTAATTACCGCCCCAGAAAGCATTTAAAGCCGTATCATGCCCGAAAGCAGCGTTGGGCGGTGATCGTGGCCCACAGGCGCTTTGGTAAGACCGTTGCGGCTATCAATGACCTTATACGGGATGCGCTAACAATACCGCGCAAGAATGTTCGCGTTGCTTACATTGCCCCATATTACAGACAGGCCAAAGCTATCGCTTGGGATTATTTGCTGGAATACACCAAGGACATTGAAGGCGCAGTTTCTAACGCCAGTGAATTGCGTGTGGATTTCCCTAATGGTTCCCGAATACGTTTATTCGGCGCTGACAACTACGATGCCATGCGTGGGCTGTATTTCGACAGCGTTGTATTGGACGAACCCGCTGACTTCCCGGCTAATGCGTGGCCTGTTGTTATTCGCCCCAGCCTTGCTGATCGTAAAGGCCGCGCCACATTTATCGGAACGCCCAAAGGCAAAAACGATTTCTGGGATATATACCACCACGCACAATCTGATCCTGCTTGGTTCTGCGCGATGTATAAAGCCGATGAAACAGGAATATTGGATGACGAAGAGCTATCCGAAGCCAAGCGCACTATGGGTGAAGATCGGTATGCTCAAGAGTTTCTTTGTTCTTTTGAGGCGGCGATCCAGGGCGCATATTATGCTATGGAAATGAAAAAAGCCAAAGAAGAAAAGCGTGTATCAAAAGTTCCGTATGATCCCGGCGTTGGTGTAATAACCGCTTGGGACTTGGGTATTGGCGACAGCACTGCCATTTGGTTTGCTCAATATGTCGGTAAAGAAATCCGCTTAATTGATTATTATGAAAGCAGCGGCGTTGGTTTAGACCATTACGCTAAGGCTTTAAGTGAGCGTGGATACCATTATGATCGGCACATATTGCCCCACGATGTTCGCGTGAAAGAGCTCGGAACAGGTAAAAGCCGTTTAGAAACTTTGGACGCGCTGGGCATCAAAAACGTAGATATTGCCCCACGGCTGGGCATCGAGGATGGCATACAAGCCGCTCGTTCTATGTTGAACCGTTGCTGGTTTGATGAAGAAAAATGTGATCGAGGCATCGAGGCGCTTTTGCAATATCGGCGTGAGTTTGATGAGCGCATGAAGTCTTGGCGCGGTAGACCCTTGCACGATTGGACTTCTCACGGGGCAGATGCGTTTAGATATTTGGCTGTTGGTTATAAACCTGAAGTCGAATGGGGCGCACCAATCAAGCGCGGATTGCGTGGAATAGCATAATGTGATAGGTTGCTATTAACTTTCTGAGGTTTGGTTATGGCAAAGATGACAAAAGCACAAATTGCAAGAGCAAGGGCTATGTCGGAGCGCCGGGGTTCTGCATATCCAAACGCTTGGTCAAATTTAAAAGTCATTAAGACGGACGCAAAGAAATCTAAGAAAAAACCAGTAAAAAGGAAAGCGTAATGGGCTACGGTAAAAAAAGTAAGGGTAAGAAAAAAGGCGGGAAAAAGAAATGAAGACTGGTAAGTATTCTTCCGCAGCATCTTTTAAGCCATGCAAAGGTTGTCCAACACCAAATAAATGCGCAATGGCTGGCAAATGCCTAGCAAAAGCGTAGGGCTTATTTAGTTTTCATGCGTACAAAAGCGGAAAAGATAGCGGCGGCAAAAAAGCGGCATGGCTTCACGGCAGTCAATAAACCGCGCCGGGGTGGCCCAAAGAAGTTTGAAGTCCTTGCTGTTGAAGGTAATGAAGTTAAAAAAGTAAACTTTGGCGATCCCAACATGACCATTAAGAAAAACACGCCAAGTCGAAAAGCATCGTATTGTGCGCGTTCTGGTGGTATAAAGGGCAAGAATAGCAAATTGTCGGCTAATTATTGGTCGCGTAAAGCATGGGACTGTTAAATGGCACTTTCAACTTATTCAGAGCTTAAAACGTCAATTGGTAGTTGGTTAAACCGTGATGACCTTACAGATCAAATACCAGACTTCATAAATTTCGCTGAAAAACAAATGCAGAGGCAAATCCGTCATTACAAAATGGTTGAGCGTTCTTCTGGTGAACTGGACAGCCAATATAGCGCCGTTCCGGCAGATTGGCTTGAAACCATCCGTTTCAGTATAACTTCTGGTGATGGCTTTGCTTTACAGCTTACAACTATTAATGATTTAATAATTCGTAGGCAAAACAGTAGAAACGCCAATGGAAGGCCTCAGTTCTATGCACACATTGGTGAAAGTTTTGAGCTTTTCCCAACACCTGATGCGGCATACATAATGGAGCTTGTTTATTACCAAGAAATTCCTGCTCTGTCTGACAGCCAAACAACCAACTGGTTACTAACTGATGCGCCTGATGCTTATGTTTATGGTGCTCTAACGCAAGCTGCGCCATTTTTAGGAGAAGATGAGCGTCTGCCAACTTGGGCTCAACTTTATACTTCTGCAATACAAGGCTTAAATAGTTCTAGTGACAGGGCCAAACAATCAAGCGCAGGGATGCGTATTCAAGTGAACTCTTACTAATTTCCTAAAAGTAGTGTATAGGGAATTAAGATATATCTAGGAGACCAACATGAGCTTTTCAGACTATTTAGAAACAAAGGTGCTGGACCATGTGTTTGCTGGCGTTGCATATACTGCCCCCGGCACACACTACGTTGCGCTGTTTACGGCTGCACCGTCTGACAGTGGCGGCGGTACAGAGGTATCGGGCGGCGCTTATGCGCGTCAAACAATTGCCTTCACAACGTCTGGCGACACAACGTCAAACAATGCGGCGGTAGAGTTTCCGACAGCCACGGCCAACTACGGCACGGTTACGCATGTGGGCATCTTTGATGCTTCCTCTGCTGGCAATTTGATGGCATGGGCTGCACTAACATCATCGAAAACTATTGAGACGGGTGACGTGTTCCGCATTCCAAGCGGTGACCTAGACATCACGCTTAACTAGGGGCTGAATAATGGCCTACGGTCAGGGTAATTACAGTACATGGTTCTACGGGGTTGACGGCTCATACATTGATGCGTCCGCCTCGATTTCTGCGTCTGCAACTACTACGGCTGTTGGTCAGGTTACAATTAAAGGCGCAGCGGCACTAACGGCTGCAAGCGTAACGGCTGTGAGCTATTTGCGCGTTGTCGAGCGAAGCGTACCGATTAACGTATTAGCGGAGATGGTGCCGATTGGATCGGTTAATGCGGCTGGCTCTGCGACCGTCACCCCATCGCTTACAGTTACAGGTGGCGCAATTCGCGTTGCACAGTCTAGCGTTCAGGTAAGCCCAGCAGTTACGATTGCAGACATTACGGAGCGTGTGCGCGAGGCTGCATCAAATGTGGCGGCGGCTGTAACTTTCAGCGCATCTGCAAACTTTACTGCGGCGGGTGCGAGTGATGTTGATGTAGCGGCAACCGTCACTGCGACAGGTAATAGAGTGCAAAGTGCTGGTTCTAGCGTATCGGCAACGGCATTGTTCGCTGCAACTGCTCGAGAGAAGTGGGAGTTGATTGCAGACCCAACTGACACTTGGACACCTCTGGCGGATGATAGCGTTAATTGGACAGAACTGCCAATGAGAGCGGCATAAGGATTTAGACATGGTTGCCTACACAACAACATATAACCTAAAAAAACCTACGGTCGCGGATGACGAGGACGTTTGGGGTGGCTATTTAAACGATAGCATGGATTTAATAGACGATGTGCTTAACGGCACCACGCCCGTTACTGGCATTGATATTAATTCTGGCACTATTGATAATGTTGTTGTTGGCGGCACTACGGCTGTCGCTGGTACGTTTACTGTTCTGACAGCAAATACATCTTTGGGCGTAACCGGCAACATCACTGTGTCTGGCACTGTGGATGGGCGTGACGTTGCTGCGGATGGCACAAAGCTAGACGGTGTGGAGAGCGGTGCTACTGCCGATCAGACAAAAGCTGACATTGATGCCTTGGGGATTGCAGCGAGCACAGCAAGCACACTCGCAACTGCCCGTAACATAGCTGTCACAGGCGCTGTCACTGGTAATGCCAACTTTGACGGTTCTGGCAATATCAGCATAAGCACTACAGCTACATCAGACCCGACAGTTACACTCACAGGCGCTGTTACTGGCTCTGGCACAATGACTAACTTGGGTAACGTGTCCATTGCTACGACAGCCACGGCTGACCCTACATTGACGCTTTCTGGTGATGCGTCTGGTAGTGCTACATTTACTAACCTTGGCAATGCTACGCTGAGTGTTACAGTAGCAGATGATAGCCACAACCACGTTATCAGTAACGTAGATGGTTTGCAGACTGCGTTGGATGGTAAGCTGTCTACATCTGGCAAGGCGGCTGACAGTAACTTGTTGGATGGATTAGACTTACATACAGGAACTAACAACCAAGCCAATAAAGTAGTTCGTACAAATGGCTCTGGATATGCTGACTTTGGTTGGATTAACACAGTCTCGGGTAATACTACATCAACACTGTCAGACATTTATGTAAACACTGGTGATGGTTATATCCGCAAGTCAACACTGGCACATGTAGCATCTCAAGGTGGGTATCACGTTAATAGCTACTCAAACAACATGACTGCTAATCAGGCTCTTGCGGATGATTGGTTTAGGTCAATAGGAAACACTGGGTGGTATAGCAATACTCACGGTGGCGGCATATACATGACAGACAGCACTTGGGTGCGTGTATATAATGGGAAGCAATTTCTTGTAGATAACAAAGCAAGAGCAGATAGCTGGCAGGAATTGTATACTGCCAAGTCAGGTACAAGTGTCACTTTAGATGCAGACACAAGTGGTGCATTTAGTTTATCTATGTCTGGCAATACAACATTTACGTTTAGTGCAGTAGATAGTAGTGTTTCAGTTGGCTTCATCCTACAGCTAACAGGCAACGGCTCCACAGTCACATGGCCTTCCTCTGTTGATTGGGCGGGTGGTACAGCCCCTGATGCACCCGCAAGCGGTGAGACTGACATTTACGTTTTCTGGACAAGAGACGGTGGTACAACATGGTATGGCGTCCAATCCATAGACGCGGCGGCATAAAATGAGTAATATGCTCGCAACCAGAGGGATTTGATATGGCAAGCACTTGGACACTAAGCAACGCGGTTGAAAAGATCGCTGACGGCGAAAAGACTGATACATGGGGTCAAATTACAAACCGTAACTTTGACATCCTAGACCGCGCGGCGTCTGGCGTTGGCACGATTGACCTCTCTGGATCGGGTGCGGCGCATTCTCTAAGCACGGCGGATGGCACAACTGGTGATGCTCTCAGCGATGGGATGTATAAAGTTCTGGTGCTATCTGGCGCGACAGAGGCTTGCACGATCACTGTAAGCCCTAACGATGCGTCCAAGTTCTATCTTGTGGACAACGATAGCGGATTTGATGTTACATTCACCCAAGGCTCAGGGTCAAATGTTTCAATTTCTAACGGATCGACGGGTGTAATTTATTGTGACGGCGGCGGTGCTACAGCAGCGGTCAAGTCGATAATCGACAGCACTACTCTCACCACACTTGGAATTACAGCTTCAGCCGCAGAGTTAAACATCCTTGACGGCGTCACGGCTACCACTGCCGAGTTAAACATCCTTGATGGTGTCACTTCTACCACTGCTGAGTTAAACATACTTGATGGTGTGACCGCTACGGCGGCTGAGTTGAACTATAACGACATCACAACACTTGGAACATCTGAGGCCAGCAAGGTTGTCACTGCGGATGCAAATGGCGTTGTTACGTTTGACAACGGTATCTCTGAAGAGTTCACGGCGGTTACATCGTCGAGTAACGCCACAACGGTAAATTCTCGTGACGGCACGGTGTTTAGTCATACTCTAACAGAAAACACTACGTTTACGTTTAGCAATCCCGCAGCATCTGGTAAGGCATCTGGTTTTTCACTAAAGATCGTGCAAGACGCAAGTGCCAGCGGCTACACTGTAACTTGGCCTGCCGCAGTGGACTGGTCTGGCGGAACAACGCCTACACTTACCAGTGCCGCAAACGCTGTAGATCAGTTTGTGTTCTACACGCATGATGGCGGTACAACTTATTATGGCTTTTTGGCTGGAAGTAACTTGGGGTGATTTGAGATGAGCGTTTGGAAAAAGCTTGCGATGGCGGCTGCTGGTGGCCCAGCGCCTATTGGTATCTTCGCACTTGGTTATTCAGGAGGTTGGGTCACCACGATCCAGTCTATTGATCTCACCACAACGGGAAACTCAACGGAATTTGGAGACATGATTTACTCAGGCACCCTAAGTGGTGGTTGCGGTTCTTCTACTCGGTCTATTATTGCAGGGGGTGAGCGTGGCGCTACAAAGCGCAATAATATCAACTATTTTGATCCAACATCGTCAGGAAATGCGACTGATTTTGGAGACAGAACAGTTAGCGGGGCCACTGGTGCGTTAAGCTCGGAGACCCGAGCCGTTTTTGAGGGTGGCGACTTTGTAAACGTAATGGACTACGTTACCATTGCTTCTACTGGAAATGCTATAGACTTCGGTGATTTTTATCAAACTCAAGATTCGGCAGGGTGCGCATCTCCTACTAGAGGCATTTTCGTCAATCAGTCCAGTGCTACAAACGCTATTCAGTACATCACAATTGCCTCGACAGGAAACTCTACTACCTTCGGGCAACTTACACAAAACAGGTCTGACCCTGCTGCTTTGTCTTCTTCTACTCGTGGCTGTTTTGGCGGTGGAAGCTATTTTGGCGCTCAAACCACTATAGACTACATTACTATTGCCTCCACTGGAAATGCTACAGACTTTGGAGATTTGACTGTTAAAAGATTTAATGCGGCTGGCTGCTCGTCACAGGTGACAGGTGTTTTCGGTGGTGGCTCAGACTCTTTTGACAGTAACGTAATGGATTTCATTACCATTGCTTCCACTGGAAATGCCACAGACTTCGGTGATTTGTTGGCTGCTAATACTGGTATGGGAGGAACTTCGAATGCTCATGGCGGCTTGGGGTAATTGAAATAATAATGGAGAGACTATGCCCAAAGATACGGTGAAAGAAACGGCACTTGCCACGGTAGACCTTAATATTCAGCTTCCAAGTGCGAAGCCTGAGTACAAGTCTATGCTTGCCAATATTGCCAACAAAGCACCCGCCATTGCTCAGGCGTCTAGCAATTTCTACAAGTCGCACTCTCAAATGATGAGCGTGACGCTGGACGTGACTGCAATTACGCCTATCCGCTCTGTGAAACATACACTTGCTGAGATTGAGAGAACAAAATCCGCCTTGCAAGAAAGCTACTTCCGCATGAAAAAGGAAGAGGTCAAGCTCAAAAAGTTGGAGCGTAAGCTGGCCGAAGAAACTGACGATCTTGAGCGTGAGATGCTGGAGATTAAGATCAACGAGAAGCAAGCCAATGCTGCATCCTCACGGGGCTACGTCGAGGCGGCTGTTCGCAAGCTCAACTTCTTTAGCAATCAGTACGACAACCTCATGACCAAGCTCGGTAAAGAAGAGCTGACTGAGGCTGACTACGAGCTGGAAGAAGTCAAATACCACATCATGACGTGCATGAAGCAGGCGCTCAACAGCGCCCGTCCTCGTGGTGGTGTCATTGATGAAGGCAATATGATTTATTTGTTCGACTTGGGTATCAACGCTGCACAAGCGCAAGCCGAAGTCATGGCCTACCTGTCGTGGGAGAACGAATTAATTGACCAAGGCAAAGCTCCTGAACATCACCACACGGTGCAATGGCTTGAAGCCTGCGCAGACAAGTGGGCGCACTGTCCTTCTGCCTTTGCAGAGAGCCGTGGCTTTGCTATACTCGACGAAACTTCTTTGACTAACACCCCGCAGCTAGAAAATCTGGAAGCAACCCAGAGCGAAATGGAGTAAATAAAATGTACGTTAAGGTTACAAACGGTTCCCCCGAGATATACACAATCGGGCAACTACGCCGTGATAATCCAAATACCTCTTTCCCTAGGACCATATCTGAAGAAACACTTGCTTCGTATAATGTTTTTCCGCTTTCTCCCACTGACCAGCCTACTTACGATCACACTAAAAACGTGGTTGAAGGTACGCCGCAAGAAGTGGGTGGTGTTTGGACAGAAGTTTGGTCTGTCAGTGACGCCTCTAGTGAAGAGATCGCAGCAAGAATTGAAGGGCAGTCTGCATTATCAAGAGAAAAGCGTGACAGGCTTATCGCTGAAACCGACTGGTGGGCTTTATCAGATACCCCAGACATGACTGCTGCACAAACAGCGTATCGCCAAGCACTGCGTGACATCTCAAGCCATGCTAACTGGCCCCACTTGGATGAGGCTGATTGGCCCACTAAACCGTAAGGATGCTCAATGCCTCTAGTACCGCTAAACATTCCCAAGGGCCAGTACTCTAACGGCACAGAGTATCAATCTTTAGGCCGCTGGCGCGATGTCAACCTAGTGCGCTGGCATGAGGACAGCTTGCGCCCGGTGGGCGGATGGCGACCCCGTGCGCAGTCTGACAACTCTGCCGTAGACGCTGGCGGAATTGTGCGAGGGGCTCACACTTGGGTTGACAACGATGGTGAGCGATATGCTGCTTTTGGATCGCATGACACTTTAACAGTAATGTTGGAAAGCTCTGTTACGTCAGACATTACGCCGGGTGCGTTAACTGATGGTCGGATTAACGCAACAGTCAATACTGGTTTTGGCTCCGGTGGCTGGGGCTTGTTTGGCTGGGGCGTTGAGCGCCCAGACTTGGGCACTATACTCAGAGCCACCACTTGGTCTTTAGATAACTTTGGTGAGTTCCTCATTGCCTGTTCATCGGATGACGGCGTGATCTACGAGTGGGATTTAACGAGCGCCACGGCGACTGTGGTTGCTAACGCGCCAGTGGACTGCTCTGCAACATTTGTTACTGAGGAGAGGTTTCTTGTCTGTCTCGGCGCGTCCGCCAATCCAAGACTGGTAAAATGGTCAGACCAAGAGGACAACACGACTTGGACTGCGGCGGCTACAAACCAAGCTGGCGACATAGAGTTGCAAACCAACGGAAAAATCCTTGCCGGAGTGCGGACGCGAGGCGCGTCATTAATCCTCACAGATCAAGACGCCCACACAATGACATATCAAGGGCCTCCATTTGTTTATGGCTTTCAAAGGGTTGGCACAGCTTGCGGTATGATTTCGGCTGGCGCATATGCCTCTGTGGATGCTGGTGTTATCTGGATGGGTCGTCGTAACTTCTTCTTGTATTCTGGCGGTCAGGTTCAGGAGATACCTTGCTCAGTCGCAGATCATGTATTCAGCAATTTGAATTACGATCAGGCGTCTAAAGTTCAGGCGGTGGTCAATAGCCAGTGGAATGAGGTCTGGTGGCTCTATCAGTCGCAAGATGCGTCAGAATGCGACAAATACGTTGCGTATGACTATGTAGAAAACATCTGGACGACAGGCGAAATTGACCGCACTGCGGGTGTGGATCGCGGAGTATTCCGCCGTCCGTTTATGGTCAAGCCTGACGGCGTTGTTTACGAGCATGAGGTTGGCTTTAACTACGATGGTGCAACTCCATTTGCAGAGACAGGTCCAATAGCAATCGGCACTGGTGAGCGCCTTATGAAAGTCACAAGCGTTATTCCTGACGAAAAAACACAGGGCGATGTGGATTTAAAATTTAAGGTTCGCAATTATCCCAATGACACTGAAACGGAAAAGGGGCCGTTCAACACATCAAACCCAACATCTGTTCGCTTCCAAGGGCGTCAAGTCAGAATGCGCGTTGAGGGTGTGCAGGCTGCTGACTGGCGCGTGGGCATTATGCGCCTTGACGCAAGGCCGGGTGCTAAGAGATGAGCTTTTATGGCGCACCTCCCATAGGCCCTGATTTTAAAGTATGGGCGGAAAAGTTTAGTGCGTGGCTTCAAAGTACACGCTCTTTTCTTACGCATCGGCGTGATTACGATAGTGCGGCGGCAGATGGCGTCTTGATGTGGGATCGTGAATATGGATATCCGGTGGTTTCCAAAAATGGTGAATGGCATCAGATCGTGCTTGAGGATGGTCATGGAGACTTTTACATTGCCGCAGATGTGACGGCGGCAAGCGCAAACACTGCTTACAAGTTGACCTACACAGCGGAAGCCTCAAACGATGGCCTTACGCTTGGCACTCCATCAAGTAGGATTGTGTTTGAAGAGGCTGGTGAATACGTTATAGCCTTTTCTGCGCAGATTTCATCAACATCATCAAGCACTGTGCATTTCTACTTTTGGCCTAGCGTAAACGGCACAGACATCAACAACAGTGCGATGACTACCGCCTTGCACCAAAACAACGCAACTTTGGTTACATCTCGGACGCAAATATTCACAGTCGCAGCCAACGATTACCTTGAGGTCAATTGGATGACTGACAGCACTAGCGGCTTTCTTAACGCCACTGCCGCTGCGTCACCCGTTCCTAATATTCCAGCCTCAACTTTGTCGATAACGAGGTTGCACGGCTAGGGGTGTCAATATGCGCAAAATGTGGTATAAATGTTTAAACCGTTCGGAGTTATAAAATGGGTATCTTTGATTTTTTATTCGGCAAGCCTGAACAAACAGGTCAGCTTGACCCGCAAACGGAAGCGGCTCGAAACTTTTTGCTCAACCAAATGTTGGAGCAATATAGCGCAGGGCCAGTAAATGTCCCTCAATATCAAGCGGTTGCTCCGGCTGCAATGTATAGCGGCACAAATGATCTTTTAAGCTCACTTGGTTTGGGTACGGTTGCACCACCATCCATGCCAACAACCACTGTCGGCGGTATGGAAGTTTACACCAGTCAGCCATTTCAAGAGCAAATGGAAACGTCTTACGCCGAAGCATATCCCGGTCAATATGATTTCTTGCGATCTTTCTACATGGACCCGGTAACGGGTGAACGAGGCACTCGCTCATATGGTTATGTTGATCCAAACGCGCCTGTTACCATGCCCGGTGGCGGTTCTAACGGCGGAAACCAATATAATAATAGCGACTCTGACTCCACGGCTTACGCTATAAGAGAGCACAATCGTCTATTTCCAACTGCTGATTATTCTGGTGGACCATCTAATTACACTGATAGTTATGGTGTAATTGGTTCTGACGCCCCGGTGTTTTCTGGTGGTGGCGCTGATGGGGCTGGAAATTTTGGCAAGGTTGGGGATTTCTTTGGAGGGATCGGCAATGCGCTGGGAATTACTGACTATAAATTGTGATGAAAGGTTGTTCCAATGATTGGTTCAAACGTATTTGGGCAAGCCCAGCAGTATCAAACCCAAGCGGGTGATATTTACGGACGCTTGGGAAGTTTCAGCCCAACAAATATGCAAGCTGCACAACTTGGTTCTGCGCAACAAATGCAGGGTGTCGGTGCTGTGCAATCTGCGCAAGCTCCCGGTCAAATTGGTGTTAATCAATTAGCAACAACAAACTTGAACCCATATATGTCTCCTTACACTCAGAATGTGATAGAAGCTGGGCAAGCGGATATTGAGCGTCAACGCCAATTGGCTTCTGAGAACCTATCAGCACAGGCTCAACGTGCTGGTGCTTTTGGTGGCTCTCGTCAGGCAGTACAGGAAGGTGTACTCGCTGGTGAGGCTTTACGTCAGGCTGGACAGTTATCCGCGCAACAACGTCAGCAAGCATTTTCTCAAGCACTTCAATCCGGCCAGTTCGACATCGGCAACGTGCAGCAGGCTCGCGCATTGCAGTCAGGCCAGCAGATGACAGCCGAGACACTTGGCCAGCAGGCTCGCGAAGCCGCAGCGGCCCGAGATCAAGCGGCCCGTTCTGGTAATATGGCGGCGGCAAATCAGTTTGCGTTACAACAGGCTCAATTTGAGCAAGCGGCAAATCAAGCCAATTATCAGGGCCAATTCCAAGCGGCTAACGTGCAATCAGGTGCGGCTGGTGGTCTTCGCGGTCTTGGGTCAACTATGTTTGGTCAGGGTATAAGTGGCTTGCAACAACAACAAGCGGCGGCGGCTAGAGCGCAAGCGGCACAACAAGCAATGTTGGATGCGTCTCGCAATCAAACACTGGCAAACCTTGGCTACCCCGGTCAGGCACTGCAAACAGGCTCTAATATACTCGGCGGACTTCCTAGGTCTGCCGTTACGCAATCTGGAACGCCGGGATTGTTTGGCAGTCTGGCAACCATTGGAAGCCTTCCCGGCATTGGGTAATTGAATGGAATTAACGCAACGAGACCTACTAGCAAAGACACTGCAAGCCGAGGCTGGAAACCAAGGCTATAATGGCATGGTGGCTGTTGGTTCTGTAATTATGAACCGTCTTGCTGGCGGCAGTGATCTCGGCAAAGTTATTTTGAAGCCGGGTCAGTTCTCTGCGTGGAATAGCACCACTGGTTATGCTGGCGGCGAACAAGGTCAAAATATGGACTTCACGCCAAGTGCAAGAGCGTATGAAGTTGCTGACGCCTTGCTTTCTGGTAATTATGAAGACCCGACAGGCGGTGCCACCCACTACTATAACCCAGAGATTTCCGATCCCACTTGGGGTCAATCTGGAGGTGGTGATTGGCAAACCATAGGTCAACACGTTTTTGGAAAAGCAAATATTGCAGGTCCAAAACCAATTCCCAACAACGGGACAATGACGGAATCTTTGGAAGCCAAAATCTTTGGAGGAGCTTCATCAATGGACGGACAATCTACAGGCCGCAATATGCAGCAGCCAAGCGCCATTCAAATGCAGAAAATGCAACAACAGCAAGGCTCTGGTGGGTTGATGGGTTTTCTTCGTGATCCACGAACACGCGAGGCATTTGCTTCTATGGATGTGTCTGGTCGTTTGGGCGGAATACAGCAACGAGCGTCCGCTGATGTAGAACGTCAACAGCAAGGCGAAGATCGAAATAGAACAGCGGATTGGTTGGCTTCTCAGCCTAATGGTGGATTGTTTGCCGAAGCTATAAGGGCCGGTATGCCAGCAGCGCAAGCATATGAAGCATATAGAAAATCATTAACAGGT